CTCAGATGTGTTTAAATATTTGAGTGAAGCTACCCTTTCGAATCCGAAGATCCGTCCGGACTCCACGTTTTAGTAGGAGATCAGGAGTGATCATAGATTACAAATCTACGTCAATCCTTTTTCACAGTTGCTACCGGCGGTTTCTTTGAAACCACCGGGTTCTTCGAGTGAAGTAGAGCATGAAGGCGAGATATGAACAATAATGACGGCGTCCTTGACGCCGGAATTATAGTACCCATTCTTTTCGGCATGAACAAGTTACCTCTCAGCTTATAAGCATCCAACCAGGCATCAAACGGAACATCAGTCACGTGACCCCGATCAAGTGTTAAATAAAAGAACACTTTACGGGCACGCGCCTGAGCCGTCTGAAGAACTGGAAGAGTGATTTTTCACTGAGAAACCTGAATGTTTCATAGACCCAGATAGAGCGAAACTCTATCAGTGACATGAGGAACCGCGGCAGCCAAAGCCACCAACGTTCCATTCAGAAAACTTTTCATAAGACGACTAGATTCGGGATCCGATACATCCTTAGGGAAATTACGTAAACGGAAATTCATTTTCGACTCATCTTTCGACGCTCAATCCTGAATTACCTTTGCCGTAACATCCGGAAGAGATTCACCCACGTTTAATCAACGCGGACGAATGACAAATGATTTAATATTAAACCATAATGCCACCTTTTTAGGGTCTCTTCCCCTCACAGAGTACCATCACCTTCCAATAGACGCCAACCTAGGAGGGAGTTGAGAAAACTCCCCCGAAAGACGGCCACGGACCTTATAACCCCAACCCGCTAAAGAAGCGAGAGAAGCTGGACGAAGTCCATACTTTAGTATGAACGTCGTAGATGACTCGAAAGAGACAAGAGCTGCCACCAGTTCCTTTACAGGGACTGGGGATAGATCCTTCCCTCTAACGATAAATCTCTTAGCAAACTCCAAGACCCCATTTCTGGAGACCAAAGACTTCGCTAATCCAATTTCAACCCCTAATTCAGCCATAAGCTGGAGATAGGCACCCGCAACACGTCCATCAGCGATGACAATGTCATCCCCTAGAACCGCATAATTACGGAATGTACCCGGAATAAATCCAACACGCATCGCTGCCATGGCAACGATGAAATGATGAGTAAGAGCGAGCATGGCCCATGAGGACAATGCTCCCATTGGCTGACCAACAGCGTAACGGACACTAAGAGGGACGTCTGAGGGCACTAAAATTCCATTCGGAATGCTAGTGATCTCATAATCTCTGCCTACTAGTAAATTCGCCCAGTGATGACCAAAACCCTGTCCAAAGACAGAGTCAAGAATCATCGCCTGGACCTTCACCGGTAAGCGATCAGTCGCCGCTGAAAGATCGTAACATCAAAACTTAGTCAAACCAAGTTTTAATAAACGATCAACAGGAGCGAACTGATCCATAGTCCCGTCACACGGATGCTCTTCCAAGATCTGAAACACGTACAAGTGTAGAGGGCGCAGTAATCACTGCGTTCAACACTCAACCATGGCAAAGACCCTTACCTTACCAGCGGCCTCCGACTTAAATCCAAGGCGCCCAAGGGAACCAAAGATCTGTCTTCCCAAAAGAGAAGACGAACTCGGAAACGCTGATACAATCAAATCGAAGACTGAAAGGAACGTTTTATGAACTCCTACATCGTAGAAGTCAACCTCCATCGGAGGAAGACGCTCCGCCAACCATCGAAAAGATTGCACCACAGGGGAACCTGACATTGCCAGGGCCCCAGTTACAATACCCCAGATACTTCCACTCACCTTCATACCCGGACCTACAATCGAAGGTGTAGATCTAGTAAGCGAGACAAACTTCGGAGATTCAAGGACGCTAGACGGATCCAGCGGCCCCGAAATCCCCAAGGAACCCAGGAAGCCGGGAATGGCCCGCGCCACCTCTCGAAGAAGAGAGGGAGCGAGGACCACACCAGGCTCAGTGATAGTGGATAACTTGAGGAGACCAGGATACGTGAACACTCTATAAATAGAGAATCACGTAACCCAGACTCTCAAATGATCCAAATCACCTTCCCGGATTCTCTGACGAGATAGCCTGGGTATAACCCTAGGCAATCCATCCGAGGCCCTAGCGACAGCACAGCCTAATCGCTGGGTGCTAGGTATCTTCATGCCCCCAACCGCTTGCATAGTCAAAACGTATCAAGATTTCGTTGCAATAACTACTCCCTTAATACCTTGATGTCTGTAGAGGCGGACGAGGGTACGAACATAATGTCAAGCTAATCTAGCTGTAGCAGCTGTGTTTCTCCCACGGATGACTGCAGATAGGCCCAAAAGCCACTGCATCCATCCGCGCCCCGCTTTTACACGGAGCATACCATTAAGCAAACGTAAAACTCTCTGAATATCACTACGATGAAGTAAAACTTTAAAAGTAGTCATATTTAGATTTTATTAATTTGTAATGACTTTAGCGTGTCGGTAAAGTTCCCAACGGGATACTTATCTCGCATTCTTTGCTCTTAGTTCCTATTTCTAGGTTTCCTAAACAGCTCAAAGTCATCTGGTAGACAGACTGGGCTCTTCTTAGAGTCGACAGCCTCCTTGCCGGCCAAACATAGTTCCACACTTCCTTAAACTTCAGTTTCGCTTTCGCGACTGCAGGTAGCCTACAAAGGCAGCCGATTAAGGCCCAGGAAGTCGCACATTATGGAGAGGGTAGAGGTCCGCGTGATTACACGGATCCCCCACCTTCCACCTATGCTCCACCCAGAATCAAACCTTCCACTTGCGCTTCAGATTTAATTTGTATGACCTCAGAGACGTGTTTAACCTACGGTTATAAGTAGCATGAGCTACAGACGACCGGAGATTCTCCACTACTGGAGGATTTTCCAGATGAGGGCCCTGTTAAAACAGAG